GAAACATGCCTTCAATGTTGGCGGAGTTACACAGGAACCCCGCGAGATGTTAGCTGGTTACTAGATTGACACCGAGTGTCAGCAGGTTGGTCACCGCACCGGCAATGACACCCGGTGTCCCGTCTTTCACTGCACTGATAATCTTATCGCCCATCGTTTCATTCCCACCAAGCGCCTCAGGCTTTTTGTTGAGCACTGCAAGTGCTTTTTCGGTCAGGCGCACATCTTGAAAATACGCCTGGTGGTCTGTTTTGTACTGGATGTACCCATTTTCACCAAGAAAAGTGAATGTGCCTTCAACCACACTACGGAGTTCTCTTAATGATTTCATTTCTGGCGAGTTAAGTTGGTCAAAGTAGTCGTCGGGGAGCGCGGCGCTAAATTTTTCGTAGGTAATAACCTGTGACACGGGAAAGTTCTCCCATAGCACCGCAAAGATTTCCGCCGTCTGTTGGTTAAATAATTCGAGGTTTTTAGACATGCAAAATTCCATTTCTTCTGATGGTGAGTGGGTTAAGCGTTGGTCGAGGCACATGACCTGTCTGGCACAAAACAATGACCTTAGCTCACGCGAGGTCGACACATATACCGATAAGCTGGTCGAACAAGCGAGTAACACAGGTCTCGGACAGGTCATTAAAGACCTACTAAATCACATAAGAATGCAAAAATAAAAGGATCTCTATCAATATGTTATCTCTCATTTATGAAAATCCGTGGACAACTGTTTTTCTGCTGATAGTTGCCAGCATGTGTCTCAACAGTATCATTGACACATTACGCGGCCAGTAACTTCACAGAAGCGCCCCTAACCGGCAACCTGAATGCCGGTTTTTTTATGCCATTTCTCCGCGATTTTTCCATTTCTTAGTCGTGCATGCATTAAGTGCATCATTCTGCATGCGTGTTTACCCCATTTTTTCGACGATCGCCGCCAGAGCTGGCGCGGATCCGATGACCTGTTGCAGTTGCATTAATTCCGACCCACGAAGCGGGCAGGCGAGGCGGGGAAAGCACTGCGCGCCAGCGTACTTTCGCGCATTTATTTTCGCAGCCTGAGCGCGTAGCTGTGCCGCGCGGGTTCGCGAGGGTGTCGGCGGGTGATGCGGGGGTGTGCGAGGTTGTGGCGGGCTTCTGAGGCGGTCAGGCGTGGGGGTAAGAAAAAGCCGCCCGGAGGCGGCGGAAATCAGTCACTTTCGGTGTCGAGGGTGTAACTTTTGAACCGGATCACCTCCTGACCGGCCCACGCATTGACCTCGCGCATCCGGTCTTGTAGCGGGATGAGCTCGTTACGGACAAACACCTTTGCCACCTTCTCGATGTCACCGAGCGAACCGACGTTTTCCGGCTTGCCGCCCATCAGCTGGAACGGAATGCGGTGAGCATCAAGCAGGTCGGCGGCGCTGACTTTTTTGATATTGAAGAAATCGTCTTTCGTTGCCACCTCACTGAGCGGCACAATTTTTATGCCGTCCGGTTTTCCGTGCGGTGCGTAGAAAAACAGATTTTTGAAGTTACCGAGCCCCTTCGAACTGCGCATCGCATCGCGCAGCGCCTCAACATCGGTACCGCTTTGCGCGGCGTCCGTCACATACATGATGTAACCCGCATGCGCCCCGTTCTGGTAATACTTGCGACGGAATAGCGTCGCCGCTTCATTCAGCCAGGCGGAGTTTAGCGCGCTGAGATATTCTGGCATGCCGTACAGCTCCTGGTTGATGTCAGGCTCCAGCAGGTGGAATACGGATCCCGACGCGAACGGGTGCGGCTGGTCGAATGACGGCACCCACCAGTAGACATCATCCTCAATACCCCGCCGCGTGTATTTCGCCGGTGATGCTTCCAGCTTCAGCGGGCGACCAGTGACACTCTTTCGGAGCTCTAAAAACGCGTTGCCAAACACCAGAAAATCAAGCGCGAAGCGGCTGAAGTCCTGTTGTGACAGTAGCGGGTGCGGAATAAACGTTGAGGCCAGAATGTTGCGCTTAACGTAAATCGGCGAGCTGTGATGAACAGCGGCGCGCAGGCTTTTCGCCAGTCCGTTAAAGCTGACCGGCGGTTCGAACCAGCGGCCGTTATTGACGCATTCCACGTAATCCAGAATGTCGCGGCGATCGAGCACCGCGCTTGGCTCGCCAAAGGTAAACGCCTCCACTTTTTTGGGGGCGGCGTCTTTCATGTCGCGAGTGCGGTTTTGCTGGCTGCGCTGACGTTTGTTCTGCTTGCTCACTTGGCTACCTCGCGATTTTCCTGCGGCCAGATAGCCGAGAAAAGCATGTCAACGTATTCTTTTGAAAATTCGGACTCAATTTCTGGCAGATTCAAAATAGTGCTGCCTTGCTGAAGCGCAGCATATGCAGACAGTCGCTGCTGGTTATCTGGTTTTTCAGAAGACCAAAGCGCGAACGCCTCATCACTTGGCGAGGGTGAGGTAAAAGCCGTAAATCGGCAGTTTTCATGGGCTGAAATACCCTTCGCCACTTTGAACATATTGGCCGGTTTATCAGCCCAGGCGTATTCACTGACATAAACGTTACCGTTACGCGCGGCAAGGTTGTGTTGCTCGCCCATAAACTGAATTTCAGCGCCGTTTGTCAGATAGATAACTGAGTCATCAGGTGCGATATCAACGCCAGCCAGTCGGGCAAAGTGCACCATCCATCGGAGGTTATTTGACAGTGAGTTACCTTCACCTGGGGCAATGAAATACTGACTGCGCCCGGTCTCGATGGCGTCAATCAGTGCTTCCAGTGAGAAATACCAGTCAGCGCCACACTGCCGAGTTTTGGTAATGTGGCGTACCCGTTTTTGTGAAATAAACCAGCGCCGTTGATATTCAAAGCCCATATCGGACAGCAGGATTTTTAAGGTAGCGGCTTGCAGGCCAGAAAATTCATATCGCATTAGTTGAACTCCAGAATGGAAGATGTTGACTGGCCGCTGCCAGCGGTCAGCGGTTCGTTTAACAGCGCGTGCATGGTCGCCCAGGCGACGTCAGCGTGACTGGCTTCCTCGGTGCGGCTGGCCTCATAGGTGGCGCTTCGCCCGCTGCTGGTCATGGTCTTGCGGATTGCCATAAACGAGGTGGTGATGTCGGTGGCGCTGACGTCGTATTCGAGACAGCCGCGGCGAATAACGTCTTTTGCCTTCAGCACCATCGCGGTTTTCATTTCCGGCGTGTAGCGGATATCGCGGGCGGCGGGATAAAACGAGCGAACCAGCTGGAAGACGCCAATACCGAGGCCGGTCGCATCGATACCGATGTACTCGACGTTGTATTTTTCGGTGAGCTGGCGAATGGATTCGGCCTGCGTCGCAAAGTCCATCCCTTTCCACTGGTGACGCTCCAGAATGCGGAACTTGCCACCGGCGACAACCGGCGGTGCGAGCACCACACACCCGGCGCTGTCGCCACTGTGAGACGGGTCGTATCCCACCCACACCGGGCGGGAGCCGAACGGGTTGTCGGCGAACGGCGCAAAGTCTTCCCACTCTTCCAGACTGTCGACCATGCAGCGTTGCAAATCCTCGAACGGGAACACAGACGCCTTGTCGTCAACAAACTCGCACATAAACAAATTGCGGAAGTCGTCGACGCTGTTTTCGCGCTGGAGTTGCTCCAGATTGAACAGCGTACAGCCCCCGGCGAGCGCATCCTCAATGGTGACAATCTGCCGCCACTGGCCGTCAGGACACGCCACGCCAGCGGCGAGCGCGTCATGACTGATATCGATGTCGACCCGCTCGCTGGCGCGGGCGCGTCCACGGTTGAACAATTCCCCCGACCAGAACGGGTAAGCGCCGTGCGCCAGGGTGGAAGGAGTTGAAAAATAGGTGCTGCGCAGGTGGCTTTGTGAGGCCATGCCCGACGACACTTTGCGCAGTTTCTGGAAGTTAGGGATCCAGAATATCTCATCGACATACAGGTCGCCGTTATGGCTCTGCGCGGTGTTTGAGTTGGTGCCGAGAAAAATCAGCTTTGCGCCGTTGTTGCCGATGACAATCGGATCGCCGGTCAGGTCAACATCGACCCGACGCGCAAACTGGATGATGTACTCGCGGAATACATACGCCTGCGTCTTACTCGCTGACAGGAAAATCTGGTTGTGGCCGGTTTTCAGTGCATGCAGCAGCGCCTCGCGGGAAAAGTAGAACGTCGCCCCAATCTGGCGCGATTTCAGAATGTCGCGAATGCGGTGCTCAAGCCCGGCGCGGTGCCAGCGGAGCTGATACTCGAAAGACTCCGCGAAAAAAATCTCCTCCAGTTTCTCGATAGCCTCGTCGCTGAAAAAGTTCTTTGTCGGCTTTTTGCGATCGCCTTTGTTGCGGTTGGCCACGTTGGGATTCAGGTCAACCTCGTTTCCGGTATGGCCATAGCGATTAATGCGCGCAAAGCGCTCCATCTGCCGGGACAGAAAATCCGCCACCTTGAAATCGTGGGGCGTCAGGTTGGGCTTTGCGTAGAGCTGAATCAGCCTGGCTTCCAGGGTGCTTTCGACCCGGTTAAGCGGTGCGGTTTCGTCCCACTGGTCGCGCTGTTTCCAGCTCTGCACCGTGGGGCGTTTGGTCTGCAACATTTCGGCAATCTGCGGCACGGAAAACCCCTGCCAGTACAGTAAAGCCGCCTGGCGTCGCGGGTCGTTTAACAAAGTGGTGTCGGTGGTGATGGTCATGGATGCCTCGCCGTGATTGATTCAGGGCAAGGCTAAAGAAACGGGTGATGCGAATCGCTAAGGTGCTGTTGTGTGAGGGATAAGCCATCCGGGACAGATGGCGGGTGGGCGGCGACGTCGGGAAACTAACCCCGACCCGTTAACCCGATATCAGGACTCCTGACAATGGCAAAAAAAGTTTCAAAATGGTTTCGCATCGGCGTCGAAGGCGATACCTGTGACGGCCGCGTTATCAGCGCGACGGATATTCAGGAAATGGCCGAGACCTTTGACCCCCGTGTCTACGGTTGCCGCATTAACCTCGAACATCTGAAAGGCATCCTGCCGGATGGCCCGTTCAGCCGTTACGGCGATGTGGTTGAGCTGAAGTCTGAAAAGATTGACGACGATTCGGTACTGAAAGGCAAGCTGGCGCTGTTCGCCAAAATCACCCCGACCGATGACCTGATCGCAATGAATAAAAAATTGCAGAAGGTCTACACCTCAATGGAAATTCAGCCGAATTTCGCCAATAGCGGTAAATGCTACCTGGTCGGCCTCGCCGTGACCGATGACCCGGCCAGCCTCGGCACCGAATACCTCGAATTTTGCCGGGGTGCCAAATTTAACCCCCTCAACCGCTTCAAAGCCGAGCCGGGCAACCTGATTTCCGTCGCCACCCTCGCCGAGCTGGAGTTTGAAGACCAGTCGGAAAATGTCTTTACCGCCCTGAGCGACAAAGTGAAAGCGATCTTCAGCCGCAAACAGGCCAGTGATGACGCCCGTTTTCAGGATGTGCATGAGGCCGTGACGACCGTCAGTGAACATGTGCAGGAAAACCTCACTGCCACTGAACAGCGTCTTGCCACGCTGGAAAATGCCTTTGCGACCCTGAAAAAGGACGTCACCACGAAGGCTGACCAGACCAGCCAGGCATTCAGCCAGTTAAAAACGTCGCTGGATAACACCGAAAGCACCACGCAGCCACGCCGCAAGCTCTCCACCGGTGGCGGTGGCGATGAGCTGCTGACCGACTGCTAAACGGTCGTGAATTTATCGCCGGGCGACAGGCTTGCCCGGTCAGACAACCCGATTTAACCCAACAGGAAAGACTATGCGTCAGGAAACCCGTTTTAAATTCAATGCCTACCTGTCCCGCGTTGCCGAGCTGAACGGCATCGACCCGGACGACGTGAGTAAAAAATTCTCCGTCGAGCCGTCCGTCACGCAAACCATGATGAACACCGTGCAGATGTCATCGGCCTTTTTGCAGAAAATTAATATCGTGCCGGTGGATGAGCTGAAGGGTGAAAAAATTGGCGTCGGCGTCAATGGCACCATCGCCAGCACCACGGACACCAACAGCGGCAAGGAGCGTAAAACCGCCGACTTTACCGCGCTGGAGTCCAAAAAATACGAGTGCGATCAGGTAAACTTTGACTTCCACTTCAAATATAAAAAGCTGGATTTGTGGGCGCGCTTCCAGGACTTCCAGCGCCGTATTCGCGATGCCATCATCCAGCGGCAGGCGCTCGATTTCATCATGGCCGGGTTCAACGGCGTTGAGCGCGCCGAAACCTCTGACCGCGCCACTCATCCGATGTTGCAGGACGTCGCCGTCGGCTGGCTGCAGAAATACCGTAATGAAGCGCCGACCCGCGTGATGAGCAAAATTGTCGACGAAGAAGGGAATGTTGTTTCCGCTGTGATCCGTGTGGGTAAAAACGGCGATTACGTTAACCTCGATGCGCTGGTAATGGATGCAACCGACAACCTGATTGACGAGATTTATCAGGAAGATGCCGAACTTGTAGCGATTGTGGGCCGTAAGCTGCTGGCCGACAAATATTTCCCGATCGTTAACAAAGACCAGCCCAACAGCGAAGCGCTCGCGGCTGACATCATCATCAGCCAGAAACGCATCGGCAACCTGCCCGCCGTCCGTGTGCCGTACTTCCCGGCGAACGCGATTATGGTGACGCGTCTCGATAACCTGTCCATCTATTTCATGGACGAAAGCCACCGCCGATCCATCATCGAAAACCCGAAACTTGACCAGGTGGAAAACTACGAATCGATGAACATCGATTACGTGGTCGAAACCTACGCCGCCGGGTGCTTCATTGAAAATATCAAGCTGGGCGATTTCTCTGCCGCGCAACCGGAGGGCTAACCGATGACGAGCCCCGCACAGCGTCACATGATGCGGGTCTCGGCCATTGAAACCGCGCAGCGGGAAAACAACCCGCTGCGGCATGCCACTGCCTACGAGCAGATGCTGGTTAAGCTGGCCGCAGACCAACGCACGTTAAAAGCCATCTTTGGTAAAGAGCTGAAAGCCACGAAAAAGCGCGAGCTGCTGCCGTTCTATCTGCCGTGGGTCAGTGGCGTGCTGGAACAGGGCAAAGGCGCACAGGATGACATCGTGATGACCGCCATGCTGTGGCGTCTCGATGTCGGCGATATCGGCGGCGCGATGGATATTGCCCGCTACGCGTTTAAGTACGGTCTGACCATGCCAGGCAAACACCGCCGCCCGCCGCAGTACATGTTTACCGAAGAGGTGGCGCTCGCCGCCATGCGCGCCCATGCCGCCGGTGAACCGGTCGTCATCAGCCAGCTGCTCGACACGCTGGCGCTGACCGCCGCCGCCGATATGCCTGATGAAGTGCGCGCAAAACTGCACAAAATCACCGGCCAGGTGTTACGGGACAACAAACAGCCCGCCGACGCGCTGGCCCACCTCAAGCGAGCAATGCAGCTCGATTGTCAGGCAGGCGTTAAAAAAGACATTGAACGGCTTGAGCGTGAGCTGAAGCCCAAACCGGCAACGGTCGTTAAAGCCCCTGTAAGAGCGCCGCGCGCCGTGAAAACCACGGCACCGGCTAAACGTGGCCGACCGAAAAAGACCGCCGGTTAACAGAATGCGCCCCGCGCCAGGGCGGCACGCCGGTCGATGAGGGTGATTTACCCGACCTGAGGCCGGCGTCCACCGCCCACCTATTCAGAGGTAGTCATGACGACGCTGATTATTAAAAAGAACGATGAGCCGCAGCCGGATGGCGTGGTGGTCATCCCGCCGCCTGCCAGCGATGAGCCGGTGATAAAAAATACGTTTTTCTTTCCTGATATCGACCCGAAACGCGTGCGTGAAGGGATGCGCCTTGAGCAGACCGTCGCCCCGGCCCGGCTGCGTGAGGCCATAAAAACCGGCATCGCCGAAACCAATGCCGAGCTGTTTTTGTGGCGGGAACAGCAGATTGCCGGGGGTTTTAGCAAGCTGGCCGACGTGCCGGCTGACGATCTCGACGGCGAGAGCGTGCGCATTTTCTATTACCTGCGCGCCGTCACCTCAATGGCGACCGCCACGCTCTACGAGCGTTATCGCGGAGTTGATGCCAGCGCCAGAGGCGACAAGAAAGCCGACAGCATTGATACCACTGTCGACGAACTGTGGCGGGACATGCGCTGGGCCGTATCACGCGTCCAGGACAAACCCCGCTGCATCGTGAGCCAAATCTGATGCAGGCCATCGCGCAACAGGGCGACACGCTCGACATGATTTGCGCCCGGTATTACGGGCGCACTGAGGGGGTATTCGAGTCGGTGCTCGCCGCAAATCCGGGGCTGGCCGAACTCGGCGCTGTGCTGCCACATGGCGCCGTGGTTGAGTTGCCAGACGTTCAAAGCTCCCCTGTCACGGAGACCGTAAATCTGTGGGACTGAATATCGAAAAAATCACGTCATTTATCGCGTACTGGCTGAGTGTGGCGCTGGCTGCATTCGGCGCTATGACACCGCAGGATTTCGCCGCATGGTTCGGTGTGTTGGGCGTAGTTATGACTGTCGGAGTCAACTGGTACTACCGCCGCAAAAGCTATCTTCTTGAACTCAACCGCATGCGCATTAGCCCCATTGTTGTGGCTCCACCACCAAAGAGGCCGTAGTTATGTCATCAATCATTAAACGTTGCAGTGTGGCCGCAGTGCTGGCACTGGCGGTACTGATGCCTGATTTTCGTCTGCTGAAAACCTCGCCGGACGGTCTGGCACTGATTGCCGACCTCGAAGGGTGTCGCCTGACACCTTACCAGTGCAGCGCAGGCGTGTGGACGTCAGGCATCGGCCATACTGCCGGGGTAGTACCGAAAGGCGATATCACCGAGCGCGAAGCGGCCGCAAATCTGGTCGCCGATGTGCTGAACACCGAGCGCCGTCTCGCTGTCTGCGTGCCGGTCACTATGCCGCAGCCGGTTTACGACGCGCTGGTCAGTTTCTCTTTTAACGTCGGCACTGGCGCGGCCTGTCGCTCGACGCTGGTCTCTTACATCAAGCGCCACCAGTGGTGGCAGGCGTGCGACCAGTTAACTCGATGGGTGTTTGTTAACGGTACCAGAAATAAAGGGCTGGAGAACCGCCGTGCGCGGGAGCTGGCATATTGCATGAAGGGAGTAACCCAATGAAAAAGAAATTAGTCTCGCTGGTTATTGATGTTCTGATGGCTGCGATGATTCTCTGGGGGATGATTAACCCGATGAGCGCGGCGGTAAATTTTGTTGCTGTCTGGGCGCTTTTGGGATGTCTGGTCAGTCTCGGAGCCGGTTTTACTGGCGCTTTAGACCATAAACACTGGCTGAGTCGCAGGATGGCCGCTCAGCCAGTTGATGAAAGCATCATGAAACTTTTAAGAGGGTTAATTTGTAAAACACCGTCGAAAGGTCGTCAGTTGTGGGGGCTTCTCACGCTAGCGTTTACCTTTTCCTGTCTTGTTGGTGCAGGCTGGATATTCACCGCGCTGACATACCTGATTTGCATGTGCTTTTTCAAGGTTGTGCGCATGAGCTGCCGCCAGTCAATTGAGGAGGCTGGTTTATGTCCCGAATCATTGTGATCCTCCTGGCAAGCCTGTTGGCGCTGGCAGGGTTGTTTTGGCTGCGCCATGAAAATAACAACCTGAGCCGCTCGCTGGAAAAGGCAAACCGGATCGCAGGCGAACAGAAAACCACGATCACCATGCTGAAAAATCAGCTCAACGTTTCCGCAGAGCAGTCGCAGCGCAAAGAGCTGGCGCAGGTTGCCATGAGGGATAAGCTCACCGCCGCTAACCTGCTGGCCTTCAGGCGTGAACAAACCATCACGAGGTTACTCAATGAAAATGACGCGTTTCGCCGCTGGTATCGCGCTGATTTACCTGATGCTGTGCGCCGGTTGCACCAGCGCACCACCTGCACCAACGCCGCCGCCGGTGATTGTTTACAACGCCTGCCCGAAGGTCAGCCACTGCCCGATGCCGGGCAGCGACCCGCTGACTAATGGCGACCTGAGTGCGGATATACGCCAGCTCGAAAACGCCCTGAAAAGCTGCGCAATCCAGGTCGATACGGTTAAACAATGCCAGGATGAAATCGATGCAAAAGCCCAACAGTCTGCGAAAAGCCTTAACTGATGCGGTGCCGGTACTGCGTACCAACCCCGACATGCTTCGCCTACGTCTGGATGATGGCAACAATACGGCGACGCTGGCGCGCTCCCTGTCGTTTGAAAAACGGTACACGCTTAACATCGTGGTCACGGATTTTACCGACGATATTGACCTGTTGTTTGCACCGATTATGGCCTGGCTGCGCGTCAATCAGCCGGACATCATGACAACCGACGAGGGGAGAAAAAACGGATTTGCCTGGTACGCTGACATCAATAACGACAGCAGCCTCGATGTCAGCATCAGCCTGTTGCTGACCGAGCGCACCCTGGGCAAAGAGGCCGACGGCGCAATGTACGTTGAGAACATCCCGGAGCCGCCACCGCCGGAGCCGGTGACGCGCCCTGTTGAGATGTGGAGTAATGGCGAACGGGTGAGTAAATGGGATGAATGACTTCAAACCCTTTGAGGACAGGCTCGCCGGGTTGATAGCGGCCCTTTCTCCTGCCGGGCGGCGTCGGATGACCGTCGACATTGCGAAGAAACTGCGCCAGCGGCAACAACAGCGCATTAAATCGCAAAAAGCGCCAGACGGTTCGCCATTTGCCCCGCGTAAGCGCCCGCCCGTCAGGGCAAAGCAAGGCCGGATTAAGCGCGAGATGTTCGCGAAACTGCGTACCAACCGCTATATGAAAGCGAGCGGCGGCGATAGCGCGGCGGTGGTGGAATTTACCGGGAAAGTGCAGCGCATCGCCCGCGTGCATCAGCTCGGGCTCAAGGATAAACCATCCCCAAAAAGCGCCGACGTCGAGTACCCACAGCGCCAGCTCCTGGGCTTTACCGACGATGACCGGCAGCTTGTGGAACGCGTCATTATCGACTACCTCGCCGATTAACGTTGTGCCAGCCAGGGCAAAACGCCCGCAGATTGCCGCCGGAACACCCCGGCGGCATCCTTTCCCCTATGAATACTCTCGCATCTATCCAGGAACTCGCCCGCGCGATACGCAACATGATCCGCACCGGCATCGTCGTCGAAACTGACCTCGACGCCGGGCGCTGTCGCGTACAGACCGGCGGCATTTATACCGACTGGCTCCAGTGGCTGACGCACCGGGCCGGGCGCTCGCGCACCTGGTGGGCTCCCTCTGTTGGTGAGCAGGTGATGATTCTGGCCGTGGGCGGTGAGCTCGATACCGCTTTTGTGCTGCCGGGTATTTATTCCGACGACAACCCCGCGCCGTCGGCCTCGGCGGACGCCTGGCACGTTGAGTTTCCCGACGGTGCCGTTATGAGTTATGAGCCGGAAACCGGCGCGCTGACCGTCACCGGCATTAAAACTGCCGATGTGACCGCATCCGATTCGGTTGCCGTCAGCGTGCCGGTGGTGCTGGTAAAAGCCGAGACCCGCGTCACCCTGGATACGCCGGAGGTGGTCTGCACCAACAAGCTGACGACCGGCACGCTGGAGGTGAAGCAAGGCGGCAAGATGTCCGGTGATATCGAGCACAGCGGCGGCTCATTCTCTTCTAACGGTAAGGTGCTCCACACCCATAAACACCCTGGCGACAGCGGCGGACAGACGGGGGAACCACTATGACAGCGCGTTATCTCGGCATGAACCGCACGACCGGTGAAAGCATTTCAGACGTGGACCATATCAGCCAGAGTATCGGGGATATTCTGCGCACGCCCGTCGGCTCCCGCGTCATGCGTCGTGAATACGGCTCGCTGTTGTCGCAGATGATTGACCAGCCTCAGACCCCGGCGCTTGAGCTGCAAATTATGGCGGCGTGCTATATGGCGATCCTGAAGTGGGAACCGCGCGTCAGGCTGACCAGCATCACCACAACGCGGCAGTTTGACGGGCAGATGGTCGTCGACGTGACCGGGCAAATAACCGATAGCGGTGAGAGCCTTTCTTTAACCATTCCTGTGAGTTGAAACCATGCCAACAATTGACCTGAGCCAGCTTCCTGCGCCGGAAGTGATTGAAGCGGTGGACTATGAAACCATTCTGGCTGAGCGCAAAGCTACGCTGGTTTCGTTATACCCGGAGGAAGAGCAGGAAGCTATCGCCAGAACACTGGCCCTTGAATCTGATCCGATAGTGAAAGTTCTTGAAGAAAGTGCCTACCGGGAAGCCATTTTACTCCAGCGGATTAACGAAGCGGCTGTTGCCGGAATGGTGGCTTACGCCATTGGTAGCGACCTTGACCAGCTTGCGGCAAACAACAACGTGGAGCGCCTGATTATTACGCCCGCTGACGAAACACAAATCCCCCCAGTGGCGGCTGAAATGGAGTCAGACAGTGACTTACGCCAGCGCATACCGGCTGCATTTGAAGGGATGAGCGTAGCGGGTCCGAGTGGAGCATATGAATTCCATGCCCTGAGCGCAGATGGTCGCGTAGCCGATGCATCTGCAACAAGCCCGGCCCCGGCTGAAGTAACGGTGACAATTCTGTCCCGTGAAGGGGACGGGACCGCACCGGATGATTTATTACAGGTAGTCAGTTTGGCACTGAATGACGATGAGGTCAGACCGGTAGGCGACCGCCTGACCGTCATATCAGCTCAAATTGTTAATTATTCCGTGGATGCTGTTCTTTTTGTCTATCCGGGGCCGGCTACCGAACCTATTCTCGCTGCTGCGAAAGCGCAACTGACAGCGTACATCAACGAGCAGCGACGCCTCGGGCGTGATATTCGCCGGTCAGCCATCTATGCAGCTTTGCACGTTCAGGGGGTACAACGTGTCGAGCTTCAACAGCCAACGGGGGATGTTGTACTGAACAAAACCCAGGCGGCATTTTGTACTGAAACTCGCGTGGTCATCGGGGGTTCAGATGAATAATTCACTGATGCCGACGGGCTCATCTCTCGTTGAAAGGCGTCTTGCTGTGGCCTGTGCGGACGCCAGCAATTTGAACGTTCCTTTACGCGATTTATGGGACCCGTGGAAGTGCCCGGCAAAGTTTTTGCCCTATCTGGCGTGGGCTTTCTCTGTTGACCGCTGGGACGAAACCTGGACGGAAAGTGAAAAACGCCAGGAAATCAGTGATGCATTCTGGATCCATCAGCGTAAGGGAACCGTCGCTGCTCTCCGTCGGGTGATAGAAAAAATGGGGTACGCGATATCGGTAACAGAGTGGTGGGAAGTGGCCGACCCGGCGGGAACATTCCGGCTGGCGGTTGACCTGAATGATATCGGTATTACGTACGATATGCTGAAAGACCTTGAACGGTTGATAGAAGAAACAAAGCCGGTCAGCAGGCATCTGGCGCAGCTCAATATGACCGCGACCATCACCGGGAACATTCTCGCGGGCGCGGCGCATTGTATCGGAGAAGTGATTACTGTCTACCCGGTGGAATACGAAGCGCAAAGCGATATCCGATATAACGGCGTTATTTCTCATGACGGGAACATTGAATACAGGTAAACAGCATGGCAAATATTAATGAGTCCTCTCAGTGGGAAGATAACATCACATTAATCAGCCGGGCCGACCGTGTCGAAGGCGGGCAGGATGGCGCAGCGAATAAACCCTTAAAACAACTGGCAAACCGCACGGCCTTTCTGAAGGAAAAATTAGAACAGGGCAGCGCGGATGTGTCGGATAAGGTCGGTGTGAAAGACTCTTTCCAGAAAGGGGCAACGCTGAATTCTGTCAGGGATGAAATCACGTATGAAGGGTACCGGTTGGTCTGGACGGGGGATTTTCCTAAAACGGTTGCGCCGTTTTCAACGCCGCAAAATACCGGCGGTGTCGGGCCGGGTGCCTGGGCCTATACCTCTGATGCCATGCTGCGCGGGAATTTAAAATCCTCTGCCGGATACACGCATATTGACGAATGTGCCTCCGTTGACGAAATTCGCGCGGCGAAATTTGAACATCACGGACAGAAAATAAAGCTCCGGTGCTGGAGTACTGAACAGGATACGTCCCCTGTTGATGTTTTCTATGTCTATGATGCGAATGACTTATCATCAGTTGATGATGGTTACAGAACGATAGTTAATCAGCAGGGCCAGCGTATTAAAGCGCTGTTAAGTGGTGCTGTGGATTTGCGCGTCGCGGGATTCCGTTCGTATGGCGATAACCTGGGCACCTCATTTAATCGTGTCCTGTCGGCGGAGCTGGCACGCGTATTTGCCTCCGGTTCGGCGATGAAAATGGCGAGTATCAAAATCCCGGCGCTGACGTCGTTTGATGACCCCAACGTCTCAACGTATAACGCCATTCTGAACGCGTCTATTGTGATGCCGTCATATACGCCGGTGGAGTGTGACGGGAATTATTACTGCAAATTTAACCCGATTAACGATGTTGCCATACGTATTACGAACACGATTGAAGGGGTTAAGCCGTCACAGACGGTATGGCGAAATATGAAAAGCGTGAAAATGTTCGCCAATAAATCAGGACATTTTCAGTTAGTCGGTCCGGGTGCGACGGTCAGTCAGTCTGCCGGTATTCGTATTGGTAATGACCGCGCCGGGGATGATGTGCTGGACCTGCGTGATTTATGTCTCGAAGACGTTCAGATCCGCGCATTTCGCTACGGTCTGGATTGTATCTGGAATGATACCTATCTTCTGACCTACCGAAACCTGCAATTAACCGGGAACTATTTCAACCTGTCATCCCTGCAGGCAGCAAAACAAAATGCGGGTGAAAACATCCGTATGGAAACCTCCATCCTGGCGGATTCCGTGTCGCATCAGATTTACTGGAACTCACCGGGGATTGGTGTGGCCCTGGGTAAAGTCAGCATTGACTACGCTGGCGGAAGCGTTTTTTATTTTGATAACGGTGCTCGTGGTAATACCTGGTATATGGACGGGGGGCACGTCGAGGGATGGAATGGCATGCTGGTCTTTCAGGTCGCCCAGTTGGTGGACTGGTACGGGCAGGCTAATGCCATTACTTTCGATAACACCCAGATTAAAGCCGCCGGGGCCTCGCCGGGGGCATGGGCGCCACGCCGAAAAATACTGCATTCCGGTCAGGTACTTCCCGGATTGGGAACGCGGGTCACGTTCAATAACAGCCCGATTTACTGGCCCGCACCCGCTTCAGAGCCGCACGTGGCTCTGATGGGTTATACCGACCCCACGCCGGAAAACATGAAAGGGATTTACCACTGCCCGAACTCACCTTACCCGGATTGCCTGATGAACTATCGTCAGTCAATGAACAAGGGGCTTTACCGGTTCGGCGGAAAAGAGGGTGTTTCCGTTAAGGACCTGACAGACCCGTTAACCGGGTTCACCTTCTCGACGAATGGTAATCCGTCGATTGTTTATGGTGGCGAAGATGCTGATGGTCTGAGAAATATCATCATTGATTTTGATGAAACAACAACATGGGTTGAGCTGCGTAATAAAGGGCTTTACTACGCGCTTGAGCGTGAAGCGGAAATTAATACTGCGCTGTCAGTCATGATGGAAAATATTACCGGGGGAGATCTGACGTTGAATACGCGGTTCCATTATTACTACGGTGCTGCAAAAACCTATGACGGTTACGAAGACGGAAGAACTAAAAGTCTGTCGTCATTATTGACGGCAACATATAACGGAATAACCACACCGCTTAAACCCTCTGATTATGTCGGTGAACAGACTGCCATGTCATATATCCGTCAGGACAGTGCTCACCCCACCCAGGCGGAATACGTTCAGCCAGCAATTGTTCTGCGCGGCGCGAAAGGCCGGGCACGGATTAAACTTCCGGCAATCTGGACCACGCGCGGGCGGGGTGCGGCTTTTGCTTTCAGCTAAATAAGGTGATGAGATGATTACAGCCCAGTTTATGTGCACGTATCTTTATAAAACCAGCGATAACACCCGCGTGGATGTTTATTTTGACCCGGTCATGAAAGAAGGTCTGCCTGCCGGTAATCTTTACCTGACAATAACGGAGCCGGATGATTTCGCACGTTTTGAAGAAGGCAAAACATACAGCCTGAAAATTGAAGAAACAGAGAGCGAACAAAATGGCTAAAAAATACCGCTCAGTTGTTACCGATTACGGGAATGAAAAAATAGCCAGTGCCGTTGTCACCGGAGAAAAGGTTATTTTTTCTCAGATGGCAGTAGGCGACGGCAGTAGCCTGATGAGAGCGCCGGATGAAAACCAGTCATCCCTGATGAACGAATGTTTTCGGGCGCAGTTAAACAGCCTGAAAATTGTCGACAGCGAGAAAAACATGATTGCGGCGGAAATGATAATGCCGCCGGAAGTCGGAGGTTTCACCATCAGGGAGGCCGCGCTTTTTGATGAAGAAGGCGCGTGCATGGCCGTTGCCAGCGTACCGGAAACCTATAAGCCGCTCCTGCTTGAGGGGTCCGGGCGTTTTACCGTGATCCGTTTGTGGCTGATTGTCAGCAGTACCGAAGGTGTGGAGCTGAAAACCGATCCGGGAATCGTGCTGGCCACGGTTGAGGATGTTATCAATGCCGGAAACGCAGGAAAGGACTATACCGATAACCAACTGAGCGAGCACGCGCAGTCGCGCAATCACCCGGATGCCACCCTGACAGAAAAAGGATTTACATCATTAAGCAACAGTACAGACAGTGACGATGAGAAAAAGGCGGCAACCCCGGCAGCAGTCAAAGCGGCGATAGAGCAGGCGATCCGCTCGGCGTGGGAACTGGATAACCCCGTCGGCACCACCCGGCTCTTTAATCAGAACCTTAATCCCAATGAGAAATGGCCCTGGTCGAAATGGCTGTACACCGGTGAAAATAAAACGATCCGTATCGGCAAGGTTGACGGCTCGGACGTCGGGAAGACCGGCGGCAGCGATACCGCCACGCTCCAGCGCACTAACCTGCCTGCCGTGCAGATTGACGTAACCGGCGAAACCAGCGAGTTACAGGGACAAGAGCTGACAACCAGGGATGCAGGGCGACATAAACACAGGGGCGGGATGCTCGCCCCGGGTGAAGTCTGGGATGATAATTATGTTGTTGGTTCGGATAATGACAGCCACCGCACCCGAAATTACACGGATGAGGCGGGAGACCATAATCATATTTTCGATTTACCTCCGCACAAACACACGACCAGCGGCAAAACCGATAACCTGGGTGAAGGGAAGGCGTTTAGCGTAGTGGAAGCCCACACCCTGCTGATGTGCTGGAGCCGCGTTGCCTGACCTGTGACGGTCATTCCTGTTGTACTGTCCCTGTTACAGCGGGGATGACTCGTCACCCCTTCCCCCACGATTGAAAATAATGCTCACCCTTAACCACGGAGTTAAACGGATGAGCGATTTTCATCACGGCGTCCAGGTTGTCGAGATTAACGACGGCACCCGCGTCATTTCCACCGTATCAACGGCGATTATCGGCATGGTCTGCACGGCCAGCGATGCCGATGCCGCCACCTTCCCACTCAATAAGCCCGTACTGATTACCAGCGTGCAAAGCGCCATTGCGAAAGCGGGTACAAAAGGCACCCTGGCTGCATCCCTCCAGGCAATCGCCGACCAGTCGAAACCGGTCATTGTCGTTGTGCGCGTTGCCGAAGGTACCGGCGACGATGCCGAGGCGCAGACTATCTCTAATATCATCGGCGGCACCGACGAAAGCGGCAATTACACTGGGCTGAAAGCGCTGCTCACGGCGGAGGCTGTCACCGGCGTTAAACCGCGCATCCTTGGCGTGCCGGGTCTCGATTCCCTTGAGGTTGCGACCGCGCTCGCGCCGATTTGCCAGAAGCTGCGCGCCTTTGGTTATATCAGCGCCTGGGATTGCCAGAACATTTCCGAGGCGATGCTCTATCGCGAGAATTTCAGCCAGCGTGAGCTGATGGTTATCTGGCCGGATTTTCTGGCATGGGATACCACGGCGAACGCGACCGAGACCGCCTGGGCGACCGCCCGCGCGCTGGGCCTGCGCGCCAAAATCGATCAGGACACCGGCTGGCACAAAACTCTGTCAAACGTTGGCGTGAATGGCGTCACCGGCATCAGTGCATCGGTCTTCTGGGATTTGCAGGAATCCGGCACCGATGCCGACCTGCTTAACGAGGCTGGCGTCACCACGCTCATTCGTAAAGACGGTTTCCGCTTCTGGGGCAACCGCTGCTGCTCCGATGACCCGCTGTTCCTGTTCGAGAACTACACCCGCACCGCGCAGGTTATCGCCGACACAATGGCCGCTGGTCACATGTGGGCGGTCGACAAGCCGATCACCGCCACGCTGATTAAAGACATCGTTGCGGGTATCAATGCGAAATTCCGCGAGATGAAAACGGCGGGCTATATCGTCGATGCGACCTGCTGGTTTGATGAATCGGCCAACGACGCGGCGACCCTCAAAGCCGGGAAACTGTATATCGATTACGACTATACGCCGGTTCCCCCTCTCGAAAACCTGACGCTACGCCAGCGCATTACCGATAAATACCTGGCGAATCTGGTGTCATCGGTTAACAGCAATTAAGGAGCCCTGACCAATGGCAATGCCGCGCAAGCTCAAATACCTGAACACGTTTCTGGATGGCGTCAGCTATCTCGGCGTTATCGAGTCCGTCACCCTGCCAAAGCTGACCCGTAAGCTGGAAAACTACCGGGGCGGTGGGATGTCAGGCTCGGCTCCTGTCGATTTCGGCCTAGACGATGACGCGCTGGCGATGGAGATTTCCCTCGGCGGCTTCCCTGATGATGCGATCTGGTCGCTATATGGTGCCGTCGGTACCGGGACGCTACTGCGCTATGCAGGCTCTTACCAGCGGGACGATACCGGCGAAACCGTGGCGGTGGAAGTTGAGACCCGTTTCAAGGTGAAGGAAGTCGATAACGGCGAGAGCAAACAGGGCGAGGATACCAGCAGCAAATTATCGCTGGTTTGCACGTACTACAAGCTGACCATGAACGGTAAAGAGCTGGTAGAAATCGACGTCCTCAACATGATTGAGAAGGTGAACGGCGTCGACCGACTCGACCAGCACCGCCGCAATATCGGCTTGTAATTTTTCCCCGGCCAGCATGTCTGGCCGGTTAACCCCGAATCCGTAAATAGTGAGAAACTTATGAGCAAAGATAACATCGTCACCCTGGAAAACCCCATCAAACGCGGCGAGCAGGTCATTGAAACCATCACCCTGATGAAGCCCAACGCCGGAACCCTGCGCGGTGTCAGCCTGGCCGACGTTGCGCGCTCTGAAGTGGATGCCCTGATTAAAGTGCTGCCGCGTATGACCAGCCCGTCTCTTACCGAGTCGGATGTCGTCATGATGGATTTACCCGATTTGATGGCGCTGGCAACAAAGGTGATCGGTTTTTTGTCGCCGAATTTGGCGGATTAAATTTCCCGAAAGACATGTCGGTCGATGACCTGATGGCGGATATCGCGGTGATTTTTCACTGGCCGCCATCAGAGTTATATCCCATGAGCCTGACCGAGCTCACCACCTGGCGCGAAAAGGCGCTACAGCGAAGCGGAAACACGAATGAGTAACGACGTTAAATTGCAGGTTTTACTCAAGGCTGTTGACCAGGCGACCCGCCCGTTTAAATCTATCCAGACAGCGAGCAAAACGCTGTCTGGTGATATCCGGGACACTCAAAAATCACTGCGTGAACTGAATGGCCAGGCCTCCCGTATTGACGGGTTTCGCAAGGCAAGTGCGCAACTCGCCGTTACCGGTCAGGAGCTGAAGAAAGCTAAACAGGAAGCCGCAGCGCTGGCGATCCAGTTTAAAAATACGGAACAGCCGACGCGCGCACAGGCGCAGGCGATGGATGCGGCACGAAAAAGCGCCGCAGCGCTCCAGCTCAAACACAACAGCTTGCGGCAGACCGTACAACGCCAGCGGCAGGAACTCAGCCAGGCGGGAATTAATACCCGTACCCTGGCGGCAGACGAGCGCCGGTTAAAAACCAGCATCAGCGAAACGACGGTGCAGCTCAATCGCCAGCGTGAAGCACTGGCGCGCGTCAGCGCGCAACAGGCAAAGCTCAACGCGGTTAAGCAGCGATATCAGGCCGGTAAAGACCTGGCCGGAAACGCGGCGGCAATGGGGGCCGCTGGTGTTGGTATGGCAACGACCGGAACGCTGGCCGGTGTGGCGCTGATGAAGCCGGGATATGATTTTGCGCAAAAAAACTCCGAGTTACAGGCCGTGCTCGGCGTGGCGAAAGAATCAGCCGAAATGATGGCACTGCGAAAGCAGGCCCGCCTGCTGGGCGACAATACTGCGGCCTCTGCCGATGATGCTGCCGGAGCTCAGATTATCATCGCGAAAGCGGGCGGCGATGCGGCAGCAATCCAGGCTGCGACCCCCGTCACGCTGAATATGGCGCTCGCTAACCGGCGGACGATGGAAGAGAACGCGCAGCTTTTGCTCGGTACCAAAAACGCTTTCCAGCTTTCAAATGACCGGGTAGCCCATATCGGCGATGTGCTTTCAGCAACGATGAATAAATCAGCGGCCGATTTTCAGGGATTAAGCGACGCCTTAACCTATCTGGCCCCAGTTGCCAAAGCTGCGGGAGTAAGCCTCGAAGAAGCCGCCGCCATGACGGGTGTGCTTCATGATAACAATATCACGGGATCGATGGCCGGTACCGGGAGCAGCGCTGTCGTCAGCCGGTTACAGGCCCCAACAGGTAAGGCATGGGCGGCATTAAAAGAGCTGGGGGTTAAGACGGCAGACAGCAAGGGCAACATGCGGCCCGTATTTACCATTCTGAAAGAAATCCAAGCCAGTTTTAAAAAGAATAAGCTCGGAACAAGTCAGACAGGCGAATACCTGAAAACGATATTCGGCGAGGAAGCGCTGAAATCGTCTAATGCCCTGTTAGATGCTGCGGCCAGCGGGAAACTCGATAAGCTGACAGCGGCATTTAAAGCCTCGGACGGCAAGACCGAGGAGCTGGTTAAAGTCATGCAAGATAACCTCGGCGGCGACTTCAAAGAGTTTCAGTCTGCGTATGAGGCTGTTGGCACCGACCTGTTTGACCAGCAGGAATCCTCATTACGCAAACTGGTGCAGACTGCGACTGGCTACGTGCTCAAACTTGATAAGTGGATCCAGCGAAATAAAGAGCTCGCGCAGACGCTTGGGGTGATTACCGCCGTGGCGCTTGGCGTGGTGAGTATGATTGGGGCCATTGGGCTGATTGCCTGGCCGGTTATAACGGGAGTTAATGCCATCATCGCCGCTGCGACGGTGCTCGGTACCGTATTTACAACGGTGGCCGGAGGCATCATTACCGCTATTGGTGCGATTTCCTGGCCGGTTGTCGCTGTTGTGGCTGCGATTGTCGCCGGGGCATTGCTCATCCGTAAATATTGGGAGCCCATCAGCGCATTTTTCGGCGGAGTGATTGAAGGGATGCGGGACGCATTTGCGCCAGTAGCTGAACTGTTTGCGCCGCTTAAACCGATGTTTGACTGGCTGGGCGGAAAACTGAAAGCCGCGTGGGACTGGTTTAACAACCTGATTGCGCCGGTCAAGTCATCGCAGGAAACCTTAAACAGTTTTCGTGATGCAGGTGTGTTGTTTGGTCAGCGCCTGGCTGACGCTCTTACGTTACCGCTTACAGCATTCAATAAGCTGCGCAGCGGTATTGATTGGGTGCTGGAGAAACTCGGCATTATTAATAAAGAGTCCAGCACGCTTGACCAGACTGCCGCGAAAGCGAACGCAGCCACACAGGGTAACTCTTATATTCCGGCAACCGGCACTTACGGTGGCTATCAGGCATATCAACCCGTCACCGCACCGGCGGGACGTTCTTATATAGACCAAAGTAAAAACGAATATCACATCGACGTTCAGGGGGGCGGCAGCGGTACGCAGCTCGATCGCCAGTTACAGGATGCGCTCGAAAAATTTGAGCGTGAAAAACGCGCCCGCCAGCGTGCCAGCATGAACCACGACGGATAGGAGGTGACGAAAAATGATGCTCGCACTCGGTATGTTTGTTTTTATGCGTCAGACATTGCCACACCAGACGATGCAACGCGACGCCGAATATCGGTGGCCGTCAAACTCCCGCGTTGGTAAGCGGGATTCTTTCCAGTATTTGGGGCCGGGGGATGAAAAAATTACCCTGACCGGTGTGCTTTACCCGGAGCTCACCGGCGGAAAGTTGACGATGACGGCCATTCGTTTAATGGCTGACGAGGGGCGCGCCTGGCCGTTACTGGATGGCACCGGCACTATTTACGGTATGTACGTCATCAATAATATCAGCGAGACGGGAAGCCTGTTTTTTGCTGACGGAACGGCGAGAAAAATTGATTTTACGCTGACGCTTACACGCGTGGATGAATCTCTCGCTGCGCTGTATGGTGATATTGGTGAACAGGCCAAATCACTTATTGGCAAGGCGGGTAATATGGCCTCGTCAGTGGCTGGCATGGTGGGGATTAGCTGATGCTGGATATGCTGAATCTGAATGCGGGTGGCGTACTGACGCCCGATTTTATGCTGATGCTCGACAGCAAAGATATTACTGGCAACATCAGTAATCGGTTGATGAGTCTGACCATGACAGACAATCGCGGATTCGAGGCCGACCAGCTCGACATCGAGCTTGATGATGCTGACGGGTTGGTCGAGTTGCCGTTACGCGGTGCGGTACTGACGTTTTACCTCGGGTGGAAAGGCTTTGCGTTGATTGATAAGGGAAGTTTTACCGTCGATGAGGTTGAACATCATGGCGCGCCAGATACGGTGACAATCCGCGCCCGTAGCGCCGATTTTCGGGGAACGCTTAACTCGCGTCGGGAAGAGTCCTGGCATGACAAGACGCTCGGCGAAATCGTGGCGGCGATAGCGACACGTAACAAACTGACGTCGAGCGTTATACCGGAGCTGGCCGGAATAAAAATTCCGCATATCGATCAGTCACAGGAATCGGATGCCAAATTTTTGACACGGCTCGCCGAGCGAAACGGCGGTGAGGTTTCGGTAAAAGCGGGAAAGTTGCTGTTCCTCAAAGCCGGTCGTGGGGTTACAGCCAGCGGAAAAGCCATTCCGCAGATCACGATCACCCGCAGCGATGGCGACCGCCATCAGTTTTCCATTGCTGACCGTGGGGCATATACCGGCGTTACGGCAAAGTGGTTGCACACCAAAGACCCGAAGCCACAAAAACAAAAGGTTGCGTTAAAACGCAAACCCAAAGAGCAGCATTTACGCGCGCTACAGCACCCCAAGGCCAAACCGGTAACGAAGAAAAAAACGGTGAAGACGCCGGAAGCCAGGGAGGGTGAATACATGGTCGGCGAGGATGACAACGTGTTTGCCCTAACGACAATTTTTTCAACCAAAGCGCAGGCCATGCGAGCCGCCCAGGCCAAATGGGACAAACTGCAACGTGGTGTTGCTGAGTTTTCTATCAGGCTTGCGACAGGACGCGCCGACCTCTACCCGGAGACACCTGTGCAGGTTTCAGGCTTTAAGCGCGTCATAGACGAGCAGTCATGGACAATCACGAAGGTTATGCACTCTCTGAGTAAGAGTGGCTTTACGACGAGTTTAGAGCTTGAGGTTAGATTGTTGGATGTAGAGTACGGGACTGAAGGGGAGGAAGAATCAAGTTATTCTCAAATTGTGAAAAAATGAGTATCATTAATTCACTTAATGTGAATTGTTGGGGTGTGAAATGTTCCATTGTCCAAAATGCC